ATCGGTACTGGCTAGCCAGTACCGATAATGTATCTGAACTATTGACGCGCGTCAATAGTTTATCAGGCCCGGTCCACCTGCAGCCCGCCGCGCGGGCCGAGCATCAAAACATAATCCGGATATTCAGCAAGCTCGGCGGGCCGTGGCGCAATATGCACTGTCGCACTGCAGGCTTGGCCATAGCGCCAGAGTTCGGCCGCGACAATGCGGAAAGCACGTTTGGCACCGGCCAGTGTCTGGTAAGCGCGGGCATCATCAAGCGAGTCATTATCAATGCGCAAAAAATATAGGTTTTTCATTTCGCTATCCTTTCTCAAAAGCTTATCGGAACCGGCGGGCCGGTTCCGATAATGTAACGGAACTATTGCCGCGAGTCAATAGTCCACGGCCAGCGCAACGCGGGCCAAGGGCAACCGGCCGGGGCCCGAGGACCACCGGCCAGCGACGAGCGGTGGAGGGACCGAGGCCCGGGGGCAGGTTTACCAGTGGCAGATTAAGCGGAAAAAAGCGCCGAGATAACCCGGCGCTCATAGGGAAAACCGCAAAAATGAATTGTTACTTAATCACGCTGCAGAATTTAACAATTCCAGCGCCCGGTTTTTAAGCGCCGCACCAGTGCCAAACCACGCTGATTCGAGGCGCGTATTGTCCGAGCGGCCGCGCTCGTGGTCTACCAATTGCGTCACAGCATTGAGCATCGCCCAACGGGTACCAGCAACACCCGGGATGTCGGAACCGATAGCCTTGCGGTTTTCGAACAAGTCCAAAACCCGCTTATATGCTTTGGTCTCTCTGATATCAAGCTTACTCTGGTGATAAGGCTTCAATAATTCGCAAATGAATAAATCGGAATCAGTAGCCGACATAGGGATGTGCGATAGCTGGCGCGACTGAACAATAAACCGCTCGAATTGATTCGCGACGATGCCAAGCTGCAGGCGAACCGCATCAGCGTCGAACCGCTCGGAGTGCAAAACCCGGACACTTGATTTTAGATAACCCTTGTCCGTCTCATCAGCGCGGCCGTTAACGGCCGGGGTGATGGTGTTATTACAAACCACCCGGATAGCGGTGAATTTTGCAATCGTGGCCATTGTGCCGTCGTAGCTGGTACCGAGTAATAGGTACGGCTTCACTAAGTCACCATCTACCACCGGGGCAGCATCACCAACACGGGCCAGCGCCCAAACCCGGCGGCCGTCAGATAACGCCCCGGCCGTTTCCATTTGAAACCCGCCGATGTCGGAAAGCTTGCGGAAAAAGTCCATCACTTGCCCGGGCTGGACCACGTTGTAATCCTTACTCACCACTGCCAGCGGGGCACCTGTGTCTGAGCGTGTCAATACTTTGCGATCAGGCCAAACCTGCAAGCCAGTGACGGCCGGAGTGACGTATTGAACATCGGAGGTCTCGACGGTATAGCCTAGCCCGGCCTCCTGAGTCCATTGTTCAATTGTCGCGCCTTCCGACAATTGGCGGCCGAGGCCGTGCCATGGGGTTTGTCCAGCGTAAGCAATTGCAGCGCGGCCGGTTGTTTGATCAATCATGTGAGCCATTTCTCTATCCTCTCTAAAAACGGCCGCCACCGGCCGATGTCTGAATAATCCAATATTCCGGGAATATTAGCTAATTGATTTTTTCAATCAACTATTGAGCGCCGATTATTTCCAGCTCCCGAGATCAGCAAGCCACCACAAAACCACAAAAATAACGATTAACAGAATAATCATGCGGCTACCTCTCGGCCGATATCTCCGGCCACATGATGACGCAACAGCGAACCCGGGGGCAGCGAACGAGCAAAAGCGCGAAGCGCCTCGGCATCATTAGCCGCGCCGGTTTTTTTGGTGCCATGCCACTGTATAGCGGTCGGGCCGCTTGCAGCATAACAACCCCCCTCACCAGTGCCGACACGTTTTTTACCAGTGCCATGCGCAACAAAAACGATTACGTAATCCCGAGTCGGCCGGGCGCATAGCGGGCTACCATCGCCGCATTGCTGGCAAGTGAATGAATCCGACAATTCGGCCGGACAACGCACGAAGCGAACCCCCTCGATTTTTTGCGGCCACTGTGTATTTTCCGGGGCAGCATATACGGCCGGGCGGCCGAGTGAGTAAGCCCGAACCGCTTCGGCCGTGGTATCGCACGAAGCATTAATGACGGTTTTCCCCTCGGCCGGGAGCGGCAGCGCATCAGCGGCAAAGTGAGAATAAGTCCACGCCTTGCCGTTACGCGGCACCGCGTCAGATATAGCCTGCAAGTATTCCGAATCAATTTGATTCGCGCCGGTTTCGCTTTTTGGGTGTAAGCCACACGTTTTCGGGCACGTGCCATAAGTCTGATGTTCACCTGATCGGTAGGTAACAGCAATCGGGCCGGTTTTTCGGTTCCCTGATATCGCGACAGTCTTCAGCATCTCTCTATCCTCTCTAATAGTCGGACAACCCGACAACCACATGATACACTTTCCGCGCATCAATTACAGTTTATTTTTCCTATGGTTTTTCAATTCCTAATAGCAATTTTCTAAGCTCTTCCCAATCCACAGCATCAGAGGACCATCGGCGCACGGGCGCAACGCGCAAGCCCTCGAGAGCAACATCGGGGGCTTGGCCACCGTGATAGAGAAAAACTAAGCCGATTCGCTTCCCAATAGGCAAATGCTTCACAAGCAAAAAGGCCGGGCACCCATAGGACCAATGGCGAAAAAGAAAAGAGATTTGATGCGGCCGAACGTCAACCTTTAATCCGCGCCGCACCACCTTATTTTCCAAAAAGCCAACGCGGCCGCCGCCAAGCTTATCGGCCACCACCATATCAGGAAAGCCAAGATTGGCCACCGATTCAACGCGGGATATATCCACATCTCGCAACCGCTCCCGGACATAATCCGAAAAAACAGATTCAGGTTTCCTCGCCATCGTCCTCTGAAAGCCTCTCAAACACGTCAGGAGGCGGATTTTCCACCGGGAGGGTGAAAGCAGGGTCCACGTCCTTTTCGGCGCTCTCACGCACGTCTGAGGGCTCCAGATCGATTATGGCGGTGGGGGGAGGGCCGCCATAGAGTTTTTTCAACTCGTCAAGTTTGCGCTGTACTTCCTCTTTGCTCATTGAATCGATAGTGCCGTGCCGGATTTCCTTCCGCTCAACGTAAATCGTCCCCAATGCCTGCCCCCGCCGATACTCAGCCTGAACAGCAGCAGCAAAAGCGCCCGCCTCCAGCGCCTTATCGCGAATTAGCTGCAGGTCTTTCATATGCCGCTCATACGACGTGTTGTACTTCGAAGCCAGTTCGGCCCGGTATTGCTGGATAGCCGCAACGACGTGCGGATTGATGTCCGGGTTAGTCAACTGCCAAGCGATAACAGAAGCGCTTTTTTCGTTGTAGCCCGCCCGAATAGCCGCTTCCTTCATCGTCACCCGGCCGTCGCCTGATACGTACTCGGTAATGAACTTCCAATGCTTGGGCGTGACCATCCGCTTGCGGCCCGTCATTGTCTTCAAAGAGGACAGCGACGGCACCTTTTCAGACATCCGCTGCGCGGCCTTCTTCGGCACCACAGGCGGGACGTTCCAAACATCCTTCTTTGGCATTACGAAAGCCTCCACAAGCGCCAACCGTCTTCAATCCTACGCAGGGTGAACTTCCAATCGGATTTGTACTTGGCAGCGTACCTGACGGCCGCTACACGCGCCGAGATAGCCTGTCGTTCCGTTGAAAAGAAAATGCTATCGCCGGGCTCCATGTCAGGAAACGGATACCGCGTCCGACTCGCTGGAATCTCTACATTCTGATCAATTTCATACATCGTATAACCTCCTAAACCAACTGCCTAGATATTACGCAGCGAAACTCGTATAGTCAAGGAAACTTCCGAACACCAACCCCCAAACCAATCCAAGGGTTCCTATAGACTTTTTTTGACTAAGAAAAAAAAATGAAACAAAAAAAGCAGTCTCACGGGTCCCCCCTGAATATTTGTATTTCTTACGTTTCCTAAATATAAACGTGATGCTAACGTAAGTCTGAAAACCCGCACCAGTACTCGTTTATTACGGCATTACGTCTATTACGCCTAATTTCACAAAAAAAAATCAAAAATAATTTCTTAGTGAAAAAAGTTCTATAGGGAACCCTTCAAACATATAAAAAACCGCGTTTCCATAACTTTTCGATCTAATCCCCACAAAGATTTTCCTTGCATCAATACCATTCATGCCTTACCATAACT